CGTCAAAACCAATTAATGCTGAATTATGAATTGTTCTAAAAGTAGTTAAGTCTTTAGCGTACATATTTTTCTCCTTAAAAGCAAGATTTAATTTCGACCCCCGAAGCAGGTCATTTTTCCACGAGAACCATTCTCGCAAAACTATTTAGCCACCAGCAAAAACGTCTCCCGACCCTGACGCTGAATGGCCACAAGTAGCGGCATCGCCAGCTCGACAAACTGCAATGCCATTAACAAATACTGAACCAGAACCAGCAGCCATAGTTGGGGAATCATGAGGGGCGACCCCATGACCTGTAACTGCATCACCTATTCTAACTGCTGCAGCTCCATTAACAAATACATCACCGGATCCAGCAGCTAATTTACCTCCAGCTGAATCCGTACTTTTTCTAGTAACTCCAGGCATTATTTTTTAACTTTGCCAATGTTATATTTACTAACCAAATTATATTCATCTTTTTCTTTATACGATAAAATTTTAATTTGACTAATTGGAACTAATGGAGATTTACATTCATCTTCATGCCTAATTTCCAATAGTTCCCAATCCCTTAAAAGATTTACAATAGTATTTCTTCTAGCAATATCATTTTCACTAATTTCATGAGATTTGTTATCCAGACCAAATAATTCTTTAAAATGGATAATTACATATCTACCTTGTTTATGTAAGATATGACATGATTGATATAAAGTTTTATCTTTTTTTGATAAAACACCAATTCTAGATAACGTTTCTTTAATTTTTAAAAAATTATTCTCATCAATAAATACCTCAACGCCATATCCATTAAAAATGTCACTCATTTTTATATTTCCTATTTATTCAAAATTATCATAATAATATATTTATAAATATTTGTAAGTCGCGATGCGCTAACATCCACTTACACTAACTGTTATTAAGGAACAATCAGCATGAATATATATTCACCCATCAAACCAACATATCTTTATATTAAACAACATTCCATTACCGGATTAAAATATTTCGGTAAGACAACTAAAGATCCACGCACATATTTGGGATCAGGAATAAAATGGAAAAGTCATATTAAAAAACACGGCAAACAATTTGTAAAAACTTTATGGATTTCAGATTTATATTATGATACATCAATAAAAGAAATTGCGTTACATTTTTCTACGGAAAACAATATTGTTGAATCAGATAAGTGGGCTAATCTAATCCAGGAAAATGGGTTAGATAGCGGAACTCTTACAAAAAATCAAAAAATTAAAATTTCACAAAAACAAAAATATAATTGGAATAAAAATAATTCTCCTTATAATGAAGATAGAAACTTAAAATGTTCTAATATTAAAAAAGAACAGTGGGAAGATTTAAAATCAAAATATAATTCTAATACATATAGACTTCAACAAAAAAAGCTAAAAGAAAAGCAATACGAAGTAATAAATCCAATAGGTACTAAATTTATTATAACTGGGTTAAAACAATTTTGTAAAGAAAATAATCTCTCAGAACAAAATATGTATAAAGTTTCCAATAAATTAAGAGAGCATCACAAAGGATGGAAATGTAATAAAATTATTTAATTACCCCGCCTTTGTCTAATATTTGTCTTATAGTTTCCAACTGCAAAGACGTAAGAATTCTTAACGCATCTTTGGCTTTTTCTGATGAATAACCGAAATACTCTTTAATTAATGCTATGTCTTTTGATTCATTTGCTTTATACCATTTTTGAAATGGGCGTTTTTTGCTATGTAAAATAAACAAATAAAAATCATATTGCATCTTTTTATCTAAACCAGAATAATGATTCATTTCATTTACATATAACAAACAATCATTATGCTGACTTAATGCTCGATTTACAATATAAGGTTCGTATTGTTTTTCGTTATCGGATGTAATAATAGATTTTTTATATTGAAGCAATGATGGTAAAACTTCTTTAAATAAATCCATAACTCACCTATTTGAATTCTAAGTCAACCATACATTCTGTAAAGAAAGCCATTAAATTAATCTCGTGATCAATAACAAAAGCTGTTTGATATTGATATCGACCAATTAATAACACTAACTGGGGTATTGAATTTGGCTTTAAAATATCATACATTGAATCATACATCTTGCGATAAATTGTTTGACTATCGTTATCTAAGTTATCAACAACCCATTTTCTAACGTCAGCAAACGATTTTTCTTTTAAACCTTTAATTAATGGTGTTAAATTTACATCAGAAACTTGCGATAATAAACCCGCATCAATAACACCACCCATTGCATAACGCTGAAGTTCGTTTAAAACTCTACGATTATCTGGATAATATTTAGCAATAACCTGAGCTACAACTTCTTTGTTATATTCAACTTTTTCTTCATCTAAAATCCAACAAACTCGTTTAAAAAACTGAGCCATTAATTTCTGTTTATCTTCTTTTGTAATCTTTACATCAACAACTGAACATCTTGAATGTAGCGGTTCAATAATACGATTTTTATAGTTACAAGTAAAGATAAATGAACAGTTACGAGAAAACTCTTCAATTGCATTACGCAAAGCTGGTTGTAGTGAATTAGCATTTAAATAATCTGCTTCATCAATAATAATTACTTTACGCCCGCCAGATAAACTAACTGATGAAGCATAATTTTTAATTTTACCACGAAGAACATCAATACCATTTTCATCAGAACCATTAATGACAATATAGTCAGCATTTAATTCTTTACAAAGAGCTTTTGCAATAGTTGTCTTGCCGACTCCAGGCGAACCAGAAATTAATAAATTAGGAATTCCTCCAGTTTTAACAATTTCGGAAAATGTAGATTTAATAGATTCAGAAAGAATACAATCTTCAATTTTAGAAGGTCTGTATTTTTCTGTCCACAAAAATTGTTCTCTAAGCATAATATAAACCTCAAAATAAATATAAATAAAAAAGCTACTCGCGATATCCCCATATCCAGTAGCACTAAACATTAACCGTGTTATCTAAGGAGACAACTATGTCCAGCACAAATACTTATACTGAACAAAAATACTGCGTATACATAACACATTATCATGGTAATAAACTTCCAGTAAAAAATGATTTAGGTATAATTCCAAAAAATTACATCGGATCATCTTCAATTCAACGAATACAAGATGGATACAAAGGATCAGTAATGTCTAAAAAATATAAATCTATATGGGAATCGGAATTAAAATCTAATTTAGAGTTATTTTCTATTGAAATAATCGCACAATATTCCACTAGACGCGAAGCTTTATGGAAAGAACTTAAATTACAAGAAATGTTTAATGTCGTTAAAAATCCATTGTTTGTTAATATGTCATATGCAAGACCATACGGATATTTCGGCGCGGATAAACATAAAGAAAATAATCCAAATTATAAAAAAAGCCCATCAAAAGAAACAAGACTAAAACAATCATTAATTATGAAAGGTAGACCAAGTAAGAAAAAAGGAATACCAGTATCGTCAAGTATAACAAGAGAAAAAATGTCAAATGCACATAAAGGTAACTCTAGTGCAGCAAAATATTATGAAATTATAGATCCACAAAATAATAAATTTATTATAAAAAATCTTAAAAATTTTTGTAAAGCAAATAAATTAACATACCAATTATTGTTTTTAGTTTCGAAAGGAAAACAAACGCATCATAAAAAATATAAATGTAAACTAATCTCACAATAAAAATAATAAAAAGGGTGACCGAAGCCACCCAAAAATCAATTTAAGCTGTATGACCTGATACAACACTTACATAAAGTTTAGCAAATTCTTTATCTTCAGTATTTTGTTCAGCAAAATTTTGTTTATGATACGTTTTAGCTAAACGATTAATAATTTTCTTTGGTAACTCAATTTGATCTTTAACGGCATCAACGATATCTTTAATTGCTTCTTTTTCGCGCTCAACTCTAGAAAAATGAACTGAAATTTCTTTCAACCCATCAGTAAGAATTTTTAATTGTTTATCATCAAGCGTACCAAATACTGTTTCTAAAGTTTCAGTCATAATATTATTCCTCTGTCAAAATTGATTTAATGCCATGTATTAATTCTTTTTTATCAACTTCTTCACTAATATAAGCATCTAATAAAGTAAATAAAAATATTTGTTTCATTTTATAACTTGAAGTAGCTGGAATATAAGAATTCCAGTTATCTAACATTGTATTATTAAAATCGCTCATATTTTATTTACCAAATGTTGAACTCGTTTCAATAGTAATCCAATATTTTAATTCAGCTGTAGTAGAAGTCCATGCTGAAATACCTTTACTAGAAATCTCAACCGAATACGTATCTGGAATAACTTTTAAATTTTCAGCTTTAAATACTAATTTAAATACTTTACCTTCTGGATCAACGTCAGCCATTTCTAATGAATTAACATGACTTGAATCATTTGCTTCATCAAAAGTAACTAAAGATACAGTAGTTCCATCCGATTCAACGGCAACATGAGGTGCACCAAGAACAGTTGCAGTTTTTAATACCCACTCAAAATCTTCTTTAGAGAATGTAAATTTAACATCTGGAGCTGGAACATTAGGAAGTTTTTCTGGCGGAACAACAATCATTGATTGATCAGCAA